TTTTATTTTATTTTATTTTATTTTATTTTATTATTACCTTTTAACAATAAATAAAAGCAATTGTTTTATTACAAAATAACAATTCTTATATTTTTTAATTGAAGAACTATTATAATTTTACATATTACATTTATTATTTCCAAATATGAATTTTATAATGTCCCAGTTTTTATTGTGGTCATGTCTTTGTCTTATATAATATTTATATAAACCTATTAATAAAATTATAAAGGTAATTAAATACACGAAAGGTAAAAATTTAAATATATGAGGTACATCTAATTCACTGTAAGAACCATATAATGCTTTTAATATAATTTGAATAATTACTAATATTACAGATAGTAGTAAAAACACAGCCAGATATTTACCCTCTGCCTTTGTTGACATAACAAATATTATATATATAGCCAAACTATACAATAATGAATTATATAAATATTTTAACCTAGAGTACTCTACATTATTTTCTTTATTTCCTATATTTTCTTTATTTCCTATATTTTCTTTATTTCCTATATTTTCATTATTTTCTACCACGATAGAATCTATCGTATACCAGTTCAAAATAAATGTAAATATGTAAATAGATAAAAAAATCATTACATGTTTAAACCATACAGAATCATTAATGTATCTTCGCAATCCACAATTTAAAATTTCACTACACGACCCACTAATTAAAACAAAATATAAAAAAAATAATCCTAAAGAAACTGTGTTTAGCAAATTTATCATTTAAAATGTATTTATATAATTATTTTTTAATTTTAATAATAATTATGTCGTTTCATAATTAAATATTTCACTCCTACACAACAATCTGAATATTTTATTTATTAAATAACTATTTTATTTATTAAATAACTATTTTATTTATTATTATATTTTTATTATTAGCCAATTTACCAACTAAATAGTCATTTTTATAATCATTTATATATTTTATTGAATTTATTCCACTTGAAACCAATAATTTCATACAATTATAACAAGGATAATGTGTTATATATGCAGTGCATCCATCTGAACTAACACCTCTTTTTGCACAATCGGTTATTGTATTTTGTTCCGCGTGTATGGTTGCTATATTGTGATTATCTCTCATTATTGTCTTATGTTCACACCCTGATATATATCCATTATATCCCTGTGCTATAATTCTATTTTCTTTCACTAAAATACAACCAACCTGTAATCTCTCGCAGGATGAACGCGTAGATGTTAAATTAACTATGTCTTTAAAATATTCTTCCCACGTTGGTATAATATTTGTAGTCATTATTTAATTTTATATTTTTATTTTTATTTTTATTAATAATATAAATATTTTTGGGATCAAAAAATATTACCCAAAATAATTGATATTATTAATAAAAATAAAAATAAAAAAAATAATAAAAATCCTTAAATTTATAACCAGAATATATTAAAAATAGTCCAAATAATAATATGGCAAAAATTCAAATTATCCAATATGGAGATTTCTCCGCAAATAGGGGAAAATAGAATGTTATCATAATTGTATTTAAACTGTTGGTATATAATCCCACTCTAAATCCTGGCATATTAATTTCCATATAGCATCTTGTTCCACTCTTTTTTCCCGGTCTTTTAACATCGGAAAATACGGCAAAAACTTAGTCTCTCCTAATAATTCACACAATTTATAAAGTGTATAATAATAATTCAAAAAATTTACTCTATCTTTTGGACAATATTTTGAATATGGTTTTTGAATCTCCATAAATAAATTACATAATGTTTCTTCTAACTCTTGAGACATTACCGGTGGTTTTATCCCTAATTTATCTTTTATAAATGGTATATGTTCGTAATATTTATTATATCCCAAATTTTTTAATATTTCTTTCGTTTTCTTATTGCTTAAATCTTTTATTTCTAATCTCTCTTTTTTTATTTGATTTTTTATATTTTCAAATACCTCGATTGGTATATGTGTGCTTTCTTTTGCTTGAAATTGTGCTAATATCTCTCTTAAATGATTTATTCTTTTATATGCGTAAAAACATACTTCTTTTGGTGGTTCTTTATACGATGGTTTCTCATTTTCAATTAAATACTTCGTTGAACGTGAACAATTATTACATATACATATACCATCTGTTTCTACATATACCATCTCTCCTTTATAACAGAACTTACATATATCTGATTCATAACAATAATTATCATAATTTATAAATGAATTATTTATATTATAAAAATATTTATCAACCGTATTAAATTTATCATCGCATACTTGAGTATTTTCTTCTTGTTCATCTATATAAAAAAATTGATTTATTTTACTATTGTTTACACCCATTTTTGAATCTATATTACTTGTTATACTCTTCTTTTCTTCAAAATAATCAAAAATATATTTAGAATTATTTAAAAAATAATCCTTTCTCTCTTTCTCTAATTTATATAAACTATTTTTTAATTCTTTTTTTCTATTTTGCGCAGTTTCAATTTTATCTAATTTTTTTCTATTTTTTAAATTATTTAGGAATTTTTCTATTCTTTCAATTTCAGCATTATATTTAGGAATTAATACTTCCTCATTATTTTTGAATTCTTCTATCATTTCACTATGTTTCTTATCTAATGTTACATTTTTTCCTGATATTTTATTCATTTATACTATATTTATGTATTGTAATTTAAATTTATATATATTTAATGATAAAAACTTTAATTAGTTATAATTAAATTAAATATTTCAAATTTTTTTTCTTTTGTCATATTATAAAAAAATGGCTGGAGGTCTAATGCAATTAGTTGCCTACGGGGCTCAAGATGTTTATCTTACTGGTAATCCCCAGATAACTTTCTGGAAAGTTACATACCGTCGTCACACCAACTTTGCGATGGAATCTATTGAACAAACTTTCAACGGTCAGGCTGATTTCGGTCGCCGCGTTACTTGCACCATCTCCCGCAATGGTGACTTAGCTTATCGCACATACCTACAGATCACCCTTCCTGAAATTGGTCAGTCACTCGACACCGGCGACGTGTACGCCAGATGGTTAGACTTCCCCGGAGAACAGCTCATCTCCCAGGTTGAAGTTGAAATTGGTGGTCAGCGCATTGACCGTCAATACGGTGACTGGATGCACATCTGGAATCAGCTCACCCTCTCCAAAGAACAGGAGCGTGGTTACCACAAAATGGTTGGTAACACTACCCAGCTTACATACGTCTGTGACCCCCGGTTCGCGGAGGTCGATGGTCCTTGCTCTGCCGATAGTGTCCGCCAGGTATGCGCTCCCCGTAATGCTCTACCAGAAACCACTCTATACGTTCCCCTTCAGTTCTGGTACTGCCGCAATCCTGGCCTTGCCTTACCCTTAATCGCGCTCCAGTACCACGAAGTCAAAATTAACCTTGACATTCGCAATATTGAAGAATGCTTATGGGCTGTCAGCAAAATCGACGGCCAGGGCAGCAAAATCTCCGATGCCTACAAACAGTCGCTCGCCGCGGCCTCGCTTTTCGTCGACTACATTTTCTTAGATACCGACGAACGCAGACGCATGGCACAGAATCCCCACGAATACCTCATTGAACAGCTCCAGTTCACTGGTGATGAATCGGTTGGTTCCTCGTCTAATAAAATCAAACTCAATTTAAATCACCCCTGCAAAGAATTAGTCTGGGTTGTCCAGCCCGATGCCAATGTTGACTACTGTGCCTCACTAACAAGCAACACCCAGCTTAACAATTTACTTGGTGCGCAGCCTTTCAATTACACCGATGCCTTCGATGCCCTACCCAACGCGGTTCACGCCTTCGGCGGAGCCTCTGCCACATCTGGTGCTCATGGCTTCGTCACTGCGTCTGGATACTTTGAAGACCCGTTCGCCAATGATGGTGCTGAAATGAGTACTAATGCGCTGACCACCGATGGTGACTCGGGTGTCTCTGATGCCGGCACATTCGTTCTCGCTGAAACCGCACTCGACATGCACTGCTGGGGCGAGAATCCAGTTGTAGTTGCCAAATTACAGCTTAATGGCCAGGACCGCTTCTCCGAGCGTGAAGGTACATACTTCGACCTTGTCCAGCCCTTCCAGCACCACACCCGTGCCCCTGACACCGGTATCAATGTCTACTCGTTCGCCCTTCGCCCAGAAGAGCACCAGCCATCGGGCACATGTAATTTCTCGCGTATTGACAATGCGACCCTACAGCTCGTCCTCTCGAACGCGACTGTCCAGGGTGTCAACACTGCTAAAGTCCGTGTCTACGCCGTCAATTACAATGTCCTCCGTATCATGAGTGGTATGGGAGGCCTTGCGTATAGTAATTAAGCACCTTATTTGCTATCCTTTTTTTTGCAAATAATAATTATAATTTTTATTTATAAATTTAATATAAATATAAATTGATAATGTTTTTAAAAAAAAATAAGTATTAATAATGTATAAATTAAATGAAATACAAAATATTATTTTTGATAAATATAAAAACGGAGAAAATGTTTTTATAACCGGTCCAGCGGGTTCAGGTAAATCATTTTTGATAAAAACTATAGTAAATTATAGTGAAGAAAATAATAAAAAAATTCAAGTATGCGCGTTAACAGGATGTGCTAGTATCTTATTAAATTGCAAAGCCACTACATTACATAGATTTGCTGGTATTGGATTGGCTAATAAAAATATTGAAGATGTATTAAATGATGTTTTTAACAAAAAATATAAATTAAAAAATTGGTATCATCTTAAATGTTTAATTATAGATGAAGTTAGTATGATGTCCTTAAAAATTTTACTAATATTAGATAAAATCGGAAGAAAATTATATAATAAACCAGATATTCCATTTGGTGGATTACAATTAATATTTTCAGGAGATTTTTATCAATTACCCCCTATTAAATCAAATGATAGTGAAAAAGAGGCATCCATGTTTTGTTTTGAACATGCATTATGGTATGAAATATTTTCCCAAGACAATCAAATTGTTTTAAAATCAATTTTTAGACAAGATGAAAAAGAATTTTTAAAAGTATTAAAGTATGTTAGACGTGGCAGGATTACACATACTACAAAAGAAACATTAGAAAAACGACTATTTACAATTGAAGAATTAAATAAATTAAGACAGGAAAATGTTATAACAATTATTTCACCTTATAAAAAAGATACAGATAATATTAATACATTAGAATATAAAAAACTTAGTGATGATGTAGAAAAAAGACTATATACTATTAAATATTTAAAAGGTTCAAGAAAATCTGAATTAACCGTAGAAAGTGAAATGCATAATTTAGTAATTAACAGTAATTCATCATTAAAAAATGATTACGAATTTTTAGCAAATAACATAATGGCATATAAAACTTTAGAATTAAAAATTGGAACACACGTTATGTGTATAGCTAACATATCTTTAGATAGTGATATTCAAATTGCTAACGGTAGCCAAGGTATAGTTGTAGGTTTTAATAATAATTTACCCCTTGTTAAATTTAATAATATAATTGAACCTATTTTAATAAATTATTATAATTGGAATTCAGAAGTAAACAAAAACGTAGCAGTATCACAAATACCATTAATTTATGCATGGGCAATTACAATTCATAAATCCCAGGGTTTATCATTAGATGCCGCGATAATGGATATTGGTGTAAATATATTTGAATATGGACAAACATATGTTGCATTGTCCAGAGTCAGAAGTTTAAGCGGACTATATTTATCAAGCTTTGATTATACTAAAATATGCGCTAATCCAAAAGTAAAAAAATTTTACAATGATGATAAATAGAATAAATTATAATGTAAAATTAATTTAAAAATTTAATAATAAATAATGTAATGTCTATAATTGAAGTTATACCCAATTATGAAGCTAAAATAAATGAATTAAACACGGGAAAAATTGATTTAAATATTAGAGATTTGCAAAATAAATTTCCAAATGGTTGTATTTGTTGCGGGACAACATTTTATCCAAAAAAATATTATAGTATGATTTCCAGTCATTTTAATACGGCAAAACATAAGAAAAAATGTCTTTATCCAGCCAATAAATTATATAAAGAAGAATTTGGTTGTTCAAATAATTTAAATGAAGCGTTTGATAATAAATGTAAAGAGATGAGAGAAATAAAAAAATTGAATTATGAATATAAAGATGAATTAGATAAGATGAGAAAAAAATATGAAATTTTAGAGAAATTAAATATAGAATTACAAAATAAGATAATAAAGTACCCGTCAAAAGTTATTTGTGAAGATTTAATTGATTTTAGCGAATAAATAACCGGCTTGGATTATTTATAAGATATTTTTTTTTAATAATCATGTATATTCCTGATAATTAAAAAATAAAATAAAAATTGAATAATATATTAAAACTACAATTTAAATATATTATAGATGTCATTTTATGCCGTTGCTAATGGTCGTAGTATTGGTGTGTTTTTAAATTGGAATGAATGCAGTGAATCGGTATCAGGATTTAATGGTGCTCTGTATAAAAAATTTGAAACCAAAGAAGAAGCGGAAACTTTCATTTCATCAATTAATAATAGTAAAATAAAACCTGATAATGATATTGATAATGATAATGATAATGATATTGATTATTTTGTATATACTGATGGAGCTTGTTCAAATAATGGCAAACCAAATAGTTTAGCCGGTATTGGTATATTTTTTGGAATAGACGATTACCGTAATGTATCTGAAAAAATAGAAGGAAAACAAACTAATAATTGCGCTGAATTAATTGCTATTATAAAAACTTATAATATTATTGAAAAAGACATTATAAAAAATAAAAAAATAACTATTGTTTCTGATTCTAAATATGCAATAAGTTGTGCAACATATTATGGGGAAAAATGTCATAACACTAATTATATGAATAAAAACAATATACAAATTCCTAATAAAAAATTAGTAAAAGAAATTTATGAATTATACAAAGATATTAAAAATGTTGATTTTATTCATATTTTAGCACACACAAATAATAATGATATTCATTCAATTGGTAACTGTCACGCGGATAAATTAGCCAATTTAGCAATTGGATTAGAAACCTGTCCTTACAATAAAATATATCAAATTAATGATGCTATTGAAGATATCAATTATACAGATGCAGATATTAAAGAAATTAAAAATGATATTAAAGAAATTAAAAATAATATTAAAGAAATAACCGAAATTCTATTGTGTCAAATTAAATCTTCAGATTGAAGATTATATATTATATATTAAATAAAATTAATATTATATATTAAATAAAATTAATATTATTATATTGTATAAATGCAAATATCTTTAGTAAAAAATAGTTTCTATTTTACTTATATTTTTTTAATTACCACTGGAACAATATGCTTTATTGAAGCTTTAAGAAATCCCGATCATAAAATTAGACATATCATGAACTTAGAAACATGTATATCTGTTGTCGCTGGTTATTTTTATGGAATTTTTGTAGAAAAAATAAATAAAGCCGAAAACGAAAATAAGGACGGAGAATTACCACTGGAAGAGATTAATGAAAATAGATATACTGATTGGGGTATTAGCACTCCGCTTATGTTATTGGTATTATGTTTGGTTTTAGGATTAGAAAATAAACACGTGGTTAATTTTGGAACATTCATATTAATATTATTATTCAATTTCTTAATGTTGGCTTCCGGATATATTGGAGAAACCGGAGTTTTACCTAAAACATCCGCAAATATGTTAGGGTTTGTATTCTTTACATTAATGTTCGGTACTATATGGAATACATATATGAAAAATAAAAAAACATTAAATTCTATGGTAATTTATTTCTTATTTGTTATTTTATGGGCTTTCTATGGTATATTCTATCAAGCAGATACTCTTACTAAAATTTTCGGTTATAATGTCTTAGATTTATTATCAAAAGCATTCATAGGTATTTTCTTCTGGCTTTATTTAACTAAATCTATTAAATTCTAAATAATTATATTAAACTTTTTAAAATATAATTATCTTAATGTTAATAATATTACTAATCCTAGTAATCCAACTAATACTGGAAGAGGTTCAAACATGGGTAACATATTTCCTGCATTATTTATATTATTTGCAAAACTGGTACCACCCGGAAGGCCAAGTGATGCTAGTGCTTTTGCTGATGATGGTCTTCTTGATGATGCTGCTCCTGTTCTTGGTGCCAGAAGGCTAAGTGATGTCAGTGCTTCTCTTGATGATGGTATCTTTGATGATGCTTCTGTTACTGGTGCCAGAAGGCTAAGTGATGTCAATGTTTCTGTTGATGGTGGTATTTTTGATGATTCTGCTGTTGTTGGTGCAAGAAGACTAAGTGATGTCAGTGCTTCTGCTGTTGTTGGTGCAAGAAGACTAAGTGATGTCAGTGCTTCTCTTGATGATGGTATTCTTGATGATGGTGCTCCTGTTGTTGGTGCCAGAAGGCTAAGTGGTGTCAGTGCTTCTGTTGATGGTGGTATTTTTGATGATTCTGCTGTTGTTGGTCCAAGAAGACTAAGTGATGTCAGTGCTTCTGTTGATGATGGTATTCTTGATGATGGTGCTCCTGTTGTTGGTGCCAGAAGGCTAAGTGGTGTCAGTGCTTCTGTTGATGATTGTATTCTTGATGATGGTGCTCCTGTTGTTGGTGCCATAAGGCTAAATGGTGTCAGTCCTTCTGTTGACGGTGGTATTTTTTCAAAGTAAGTTTTATTATGTGGAATTTCAATTTCTTCGCTGACTCCACCTTTTTTATTTCTTTTTGATGTTTTAATTGTTTTAATTGTTTTATTTTTTCTTTTTCTTTTTATATGGTTGTTATTTTTTGTATATACCATAATTAATATAAATATATATAATATATAATGAAGTTAATAAAATTGCTGAAAAAATTACAAAAAAATATAGATAATTTAATTAACGTAAAATTTAATAAGATTACTATATTAGTATTTCTTATGTTCTTTTTTTCATTTATTTATATGTTATTAGATGATTCTCATTTTTCAGGTGTTAATATATTTAAAGAAATAGTAAAAGAAGAAGTTATTAAAGATAAAGCAAAAAAAGAAATACATGAAAATTTTATGGGAGCTAATTATTTAAATAAAGAAAAAACAATGGATAACATTGCTAAAGAAACAGAAGAAGCTGTCAATAAAGAAGAATTAAATCCTGAAAAAGTAGACCCTTCTTTAATAAATAGATATTTTAATAGATTATATTTTGCAATTGTCACGGGTTGTCTACTTGGCTATGGTGACATATATCCAGTAAGTAACTTATCCAAATTTATTTGCGGCGCCCAAGGATTATTTACAGTTGCACTTATTATTTATTAAATAAATAATATTATTTACAGTTGCACTTATTATTTATTTAATAAATAATATTAATTAGTAATATGTATAAATGTTTTATATGTATAGAGTCTTTAGACAATAGTAATTTTCTACCAATAAAGGATGAATATTTTCATGAAAATATGAGTATATTTAAAAATACTTTTATAATGTAATTCGTGTATTGGTGCATATTTAAAAAAACATGTAAGAATTGATAAACATTTAAGAAATAGAGAAATAGGCTTAAAGTAAATAATAATTTCGGATATGAAGTTAAAATATTTAATTTACATATATACAATGGATATATCACTAAATAATTTATTAATTGTTAAAGACGATTCTAAACGGGTTAGGAAATCTAATGCTGTTAAATTACCATCCGAAATAACAGAATCAATGATACCAAAATATGTTGTATATTATAAAGAATGTTATAATCGTGAAAAAATGTTATTTAGAGAATTTTTTAAGATTGAAAAACATGCCAAAATTACAACTAATAAAGTATATACTTCTAGTAAATCTAATAAAATTAATATTTTAGATAAATTAGAACAAATTAAAATAATATTGGAAAATATTGAAAATAATTTTAACGAAGAAACAAAACACGAAGAAGAAGTTAAAAAAATTACATTACCAAAATATGTTTCTTTAAAAAAACATGAAAAAGATAGTGAAAGATATTATTTAATTTATGATAAAAAATTAGGAGAAAATAGACAAACTTATAAAGAACTTTGCGATAACAAATTAACAATCTCTCAAAATTTATTTGAATTTTTAAAAAAAATCAACGAAAAATATGATATAAATTAAAATGTTAACTATTTTTCTACTTATCCAAGGACTTATTGGAGCGTTTATTGCTGTTAACAATAATAATCCTGTTCCGCCCGCTAATTCAGGTAAATACATTTAATAATTTATATACGTAATTAATTATCATAATAAATATATTTTTATATTTAAAAATATATTTATCTTTTTTGTGTTTTTTTCTTTTTTGTGTTTTTTTCTTTTTTATTATAAGTTTTTCTTTTTTTTATTTTTTTTCTTTTTTTAGCTTGTGCATTTATATTTTTTACTCTTACCAAATTTAATGATGAATCTAGTTTATATAAATGTTTTGTTTTATCGGGGTGTACTACTATATATATTCTATTCCCTATCTCTAAATTAAATATTTTTATTATTATTTTTGCATCTTCACCTAGTATTTTATTATCTTGTATATAGTTATCTTGATTTATTAGACTATCCTGAGAAATAATATATGTTTCATGTATTAATTTTAAAGATTTTCCTAATGGACTAGATGGCCGAGTATACTTATATATAGGCGGGGTTAAAGGTCTTTCATGTGCCAATAAATCTAAATCATTCATCTTATTAGAATATATATATATATATATATAAATGTAATTTAAAAAAAATTTAATAAAAAAAAAATTGATTAATAAAAACAAGCACTATATTTGCTATATTATCAAAAATGACCAATATTAATATCAAAATACAAGAAGTAGTTGCTATTATGGATCGCTCTGGTTCTATGGCAGGAAAGATTGCTGATTCTGTTGGTGGATTTAATTCTACTCTAGAAATTTTACGCGAACAAAGAGAAGATAATACACTAATTAATGTTTCTGTTAAAATCTTTGATAATCAAGAGGAAATGATTATTCGTTCTCTTCCTCTTGATAATGTAATCCCACTGAAAGAAAATCAAATTGTTCCTCGCGGTCAAACTGCGCTTCTTGATGCCATCGGAAATACTCTAACATATTTTATGGAAAAAAAGCTAATGAACCCCGGCGCATATGATTTTTGCACTATTTACGTTGTTACTGATGGACTTGAAAATTGTAGCCAAACATTTACACAAAAACGCATTAAGGAAATGATTAAGGTAGCCGAAGACACATATAATATTAAGGTAATTTATCTTGCTGCCAATCAGGACGCTATTCTAGAAGCCGGAAATCTTGGAATTAATCCAGGACAGGCTATTAATTATTCTGAATCACACGAAGAGACGCAAGCAGTTTATCGAAGCGCGGCTGCAATGGTTCATCGTCATAGCAGTGGAGTTCCTGTCGAATTTCTAACAGCAGAGCGCCAGGCATCGCAGTGTAACACCTCTTCTCCCTCGACACCACCACCACCACCACCACCACCCACACCAACACGTTCTGCTACTCTATTTACCATTGGTGCTGCGCCTCCTCCCATAACTCGTCAAAGGCCCTATGTTGGTTTGCGCCCCGACCTATCCCGTAATTAAATAGAATTATAAGCTAAATAACTAGCAAATGATAACCATGCTAATAATGGAATTAATAAATAAGATGATTTTTTTTTGAATTTATGTAAAATTAAATAAATTGTTATTCCAATTGTTGCTAAGATATTAAAAAAAGCAAGTGTTCTATTATTTGCATAAAAAATTGACCATGTAGCAATAAGTATTGTTAAAATTAAGTAATAATTTGTTAATCCTGGTCTCAAAGTCCATGAATATCCTATTAATATTAATAATATAGGCCAAACTAGACCAAATACCCAAGATGGCGGTCTAAATGGAATATCTTTTCCTGCTTCTTTTCCTATTGGATAAAATACTCCTACTAAATATACACTGAACATAGGTAATAATAAATATAAATAATTCATTATATATATTTATTGTTATTTAAAAAAATCATATATTACTTTACTTATAACTTTTTTTCCTTTTTCAGAAAAATGTGTTTCATCTCCCTCCGTTCCAATATTACTAATTAAAATAGATTGATCTTTTGAAATTTCATCGGTCATATCAAAATATTCAATATTTTCAATTTTGCATACATTTTTTAAAATATTTTGTGTATATTTGGTTTTATCATTATATATAACTTGTATTCATATATAGATTCTACTGAAAATATTATTACTAAAATAATATAAAAAATTATCTTTAGATAATATATATATGCAAATCTTTGTGAAAACATTGACTGGAAAAACCGTTACTCTAGATGTAGAGCCTAGCGACACGGTTGAGAATATTAAAGCTAAGATTCAAGATAAAGAAGGGATTCCACCCGATCAACAGCGATTAATATTTGCAGGGAAGCAACTTGAAGATGGAAGAACATTAGCAGATTACAACGTACAAAAGGAAAGTACACTTCATTTGGTATTGCGGTTAAGGGGTGGAAATGTTTGAACCATTACATTAGATTAATATAATATGAATCTATTAATTTAAAGTTTTTTTACCCAATGGAGAGATTATAATAAATTCCGATACAAAATTAGATACACGGAAAAAATTGATTTAATTTATTTATAAATTAAAACGGCCATATAAATGCGATGCATATAAAATTTCATTCGAATTCTACAAAACCATTCAATAAACTTTCAAATTTTGCTAATATAAATGAGGGTATAGAGTTAGATGGATTAATATATCCCTCGAGTGAACACATGTTCCAATCGCAAAAATTTATAATTGAAGACAGATTGCGTTTTAGTGTTGGGGGTGATTTAGGTAATTGGACCGGATTTAGCTTAGTAAGCATAAAAACATCTGATTATTGGAAAAAAAAGGACAATATTGGTATAATAGCTAAAATGGCAACTAGTAAAAAAATGATAAAAAAATTGGGATTAACTAATTTAGAAGATTTTCAATCAAATGATAAAATATGGAAAACAATTTTGACAAAAAAATATAATATAACCGAATTTAAAGAAGTTTTGGAAAAAACTGGAGATTTATACCTTTTAGAATTTGATAGAAATGCTATACGTCGTCCTTCATATTGGGGTGGAAATTTTCTAGACGATGTATTGTATGGCGAAAATAGAATGGGTAATTATATAATGGAAATAAGAAAATCACTTTAATATTTCGTAGCGTTTAATATATAGATTTTACATTAAATCTTCGACCCAATTCAATTATTAAATCTATTATTTCCACGTTTGGATGAATTAATCTATGTGGATCTAATAAAATTTATAATTTATTATCATACTACATTAGTAATCTATTATATTATTTAATAATATATAAATTGTTTAAAAACTCAAAATTTTTGTACAACAAATGGGAAAATATAGATTTTAATACAAATGATATAATTATTATGATAGGATGTTTATTTAGTGTGAACGATTTTAAATATTTTTAAAATAAAAATTTATATATAATTTTTTATTGCACCGAACCCAGCGCGACTCCTTAATGTATCACGTAATATTGTCATGAGATATATTTATATTCAAAACATTTATTTATATTACAAATAATTTTAGTCGGCCTTTTAAATCTTCAAATGTCTAAATAAAATATTTTAATGTATATCTAGATACATAGTAATAGTAATTTCTAGGCATAAATATGCTTTTATATTTATTATTTTGTTAAGTTATTCCTTGTTCTATTCTAATTGCTGATAATTTTTCAGATTCAAAATTTAAATTATCAGGAACCCCATATTTTAATATATATATTCTATATTCATCTTTAAAATTTAATGTTTCTAAATTACTTGATATGCTTAAATATGCATCAAACCCATATGCTGCTCCGGTAAACTTTTCAATATAATACTCTGTTAAATTTTCAGCAGTACTTAAAACATATAAAGTTCCACTCAAATCATCTGTTCGCGAAATCAACTCATTATTATTTATAAGCGCAATATGTAATCCATCTAAAACACGATGAAACGTAGAACAATATTTAATAAAGGTAGATTTATTATAATTGTATGCATCCACATTTGTAAAGTTGTTTTGATTTCCTAAAATCAAACCTAAATTTTTGTATTTGTCATCTGTAAATTCGTCATTTAATTTATCAACTTCGCCTATTGCGTAATCAGATAAAAATCCCCCTAACTTAGATTCTACTATTTTATGCATTTTTTCAAATTTATTTAATTCAAGTGAATTAGTTGTTTTTGTAATTTGTGCTCGGGCATTAATATCTGACTTTTTAAATATGTTCATATTAAATACTATAAAGAAAAATTTATAATATATTTCCGATATAA